TGTATTGTAATATATTATTGTAATCTAATAGATCTTACAAGTGTATTGTAATATATTATTGTAATCTAATAGATTTTACAATTATATATTATTTTTTATTTAATAGATCTTACAAGTATATTGTAATATATTATTGTAATCTAATAGATCTTACAAGTGTATTGTATTATATTATTGTAATCTAATAGATCTTACAAGTGTATTGTAATATATATTATTTTTTATTTAATAGATCTTACAAGTGTATATTATTTTTTATTTAATAGATTTTACAAGTGTATTGTAATATATTATTGTAATCTAATAGATCTTACAATTATATATTATTTTTTATTTAATAGATCTTACAATTGTATTGTAATATATTATTGTAATCTAATAGATCTTACAATTGTATTGTAATATATTATTGTAATCTAATAGATTTTACAAATGTATTGTAATATATTATTGTAATTTAATAGATCTTACAAGTGTATTGTAATATATTATTGTAATCTAATAGATCTTACAATTGTATTGTAATATATTATTGTAATCTAATAGATTTTACAAATGTATTGTAATATATTATTGTAATTTAATAGATCTTACAAGTGTATTGTAATCTAATAGATCTTACAAGTGTATTGTAATATATTATTGTAATCTAATAGATCTTACAATTATATATTATTTTTTATTTAATAGATCTTACAAATGTATATTATTTTTTATTTAATAGATCTTACAAGTGTATTGTAATATATTATTGTAATTTAATAGATCTTACAAGTGTATTGTAATATATTATTGTAATTTAATAGATCTTACAATTATATATTATTTTTTATTTAATAGATTTTACAAGTGTATTGTAATATAATAGATTTTACAAGTGTATTGTAATATATATTATTGTAATATAATAGATTTTACAAGTGTATTGTAATATATATATAATATATAATTAAATGATAAATAATTTGGATTTATGGGATATAAAAGGTAATGTTAATATTAATAAATATCCCAAAAAGTATCATAAAGCGATTAGGATGCGTTTGGAACAAAAGAAATATAAGTTTAATTTAAAAAATACTTCTTTAAATTTGTTTAGAACTTTATTAAATCAACCAGCAAATATAATAACTCCTTTAACATATTGTAATTATATAAATGAATTATTTAAACCAATAAAAAATACGAATGTAATAATAAAAAATACAGAAGAATTAAAAAAAGAAGGATTAAATTTAATTGTATCAGTAGATAATTTAACGTGTCATATGTTAATTGTAGAATACAATGGAAATAAAAGTAATAAAAGAACAGATTTGGTAATAGTTGGGAAGGGTGTAACATTTGATAGTGGTGGTTATTCAATAAAAACAAGAAATGCAATGTATAATATGCATCTTGATAAAACGGGTGGAACGATGGGTTTATATTTATTATATGATTTAGCATTGCATAAATCAAAAAAGAATATAGTGGTATGTGTTCCACTAGTTCAAAATAGTATATCACATATGGCGACAAAACCTGGAGATATAATAAAATCTTATTGTGGTATAAAAGTAGAAATAACAAATACGGATGCGGAGGGTAGATTAATTTTAGCGGATGGAATATCATATTGTATAAAAAAATATAAACCTAAAAATATTATTGATATGGGAACATTAACAGGTATAGATCAATGTAAAACATCTTATTCTTATTTTAGTTTATCGGAGGAAATGAAAAAAGAATTGGAAAGTAATGCGAGAATATATGGTGAAAATTTGTTAGAATTGAAAATAAATCCTGAATATATAAGATATACAAAATCAGTTCGCGGAGACATAAAGAATGCGGAATTTGGTTGTTCTGATAAAAATATAGTGTCTTTGTTTTTACTGAATTTTATACCGAAAACATATTATAAAAGATGGATACATATCAATTTGAGTGATATAACAGTAAAAAATGATTTGGCAATATTGGAGGGTAGTTATAGTATAATGGATTTTATTAAAAAAATATAAACTGTATAAAGTAGTATATTTTTATAAAGTTTAGAGATTAATATAGTATTATACATTTTTTCTAAATTATTATTTACAATATTAAGATTTGATTTTAATTTATATTTTTCATTATTATTTCCATATTTATCAATATATTTTACAAGTTTATTAATATTATTAATAATAGTCTTATGTTCATTATACATTTATATTTTTTTATTTATTTTTTTTTATATCATATTTTGGGGGATAAAAGCAAACTAAAAACAATGTTTCTATTGCGAGTTCTTTATTATTATGAAAACAATGTTGATGTTCTATATTTGTAGCGTGTTCAATAAATTGTAATTTATAAGGTGTAATTTTTAATAATTCTAAACTGATATCTTTAATTGAATATTTACGGCATTTTTTGACAATTTTTTTAATATCAGCAAGTGTAGGTTTAGTAATAATTTTTGTTATAGGTGTAATTTCTATATCAATTTTATGAACAGGTATTCGTATTGCTATAAATCTACTTAAAATAGGTTTATCAATTTTAGATCTTTGTGTGGTAGTGGCGATAAAAGCAGTAGTATTGTTATATTTTTCAAGTATAATTCTTAAAATGGTCATAGATTCTTGATCAAGTTGTTCAATATTGAATAAAATAATTTTACGAATAATATTATTAATAGTAGTAGTTTGTATTAATGATTTAATGAATTGTAATATATGTATATTAATAATAGGGAATGTAAGGTATTGGCTATTTTCAAAATATTTTATATTTTTATAAGTTCTAGTTTGATTATAGAGGGTTGTATTAATGAATTGATCATTAATAGTATTATTAGCACCATAATATAATATATTCATATAAACATTTTATAGATTTAAATGTTTAAATGGATAAGCAACAATGTTTAGATCTTTTAGGTTTAAATGAATCTGCAACGGAAGCGGATATAAAGAAAGCATACAAAACGATAGCATTGAAGACACATCCAGATAAATTAGGAGATTTGGATGAAGATGAAAGGAAAGAGAAAGAATTGCAATTCAAAGAGGTATCAGAAGCTTATAAGAGGTTATTGGATAATAATTTTTCAGATGTATTCGATGATATATTTGGTGGTGATGGAATGGAAAGTATGTTTGGTGGTGATGGTATAGCGAGTATGTTTGGTGGTGATGGTATGGCAAGTATGTTTGGTGGTGTGGATAATATAAAGATGTTTAGTGGTATGGCGAATAAGTTATTTCAATCTCAATCATTTCAGAGTATATTTAAGACTTCAATAAAGATAACATATTATGATTTAATTCATAAAAGAAAATTAGAAAAGCAATTTAATTTATGTGGAATACCAACAAAAGCAACAATTGATTGTTCAAAATTTCCAAAACAATTTATAACCCGAAGTTTTAATGGGTTAAGTTCAACAGCAGAAATAGATTTTAAATTTGAAGATGATGATATATATGATAATGTAATTCATCAAAATGGTAATGTTGATTTAATATATAATATGAAAATATCGCATTTTGATTATTATAATGGTTTTACTCATTCTTTTTTGCATATAGATGGGAGTAATGTAAATTTTAAAGTAAAAAGGATGTCAAAGAAAGTTTTAAAAATAAAAGATAGAGGATTAAATGGTGGAGATTTATTAATAAAAATGGTTCTTTGTAATCCTAGTAATAATAAGTTAAAAAATATAAATACAGATGATTATGAAAAGTTTTTAAATGTTCTTAACGCACTGTGTAATGATAAGTAAAAGTATATAAAGACAATTTATAATTATCAATATAAAAATATGGCTAATAAGAAAACTGAGAAGGTTGAGAAGTCTAAATCTAAAGATGTTAAAGGAACTAAGGTAACAAAAGTGCCTACAGTTGATACTACAGTTGATACTAAAGTTGATACTAAAGTTGATACTAAAGTTAAAAGTAAGAAAGTGGAAGTGGTTGAATATTCGGATTCAAAATTAGCTGAATTGATTGAGGCAATTACTAATATGGATAAAGAGTTTAAAGCGATCAAGAGTCTTATTAAATTGGTTCAAAAAGAAAATGATAAGAAAGAGAAGATACTTAAAAAGGAACGTGATCGTAAAGAAAAAGCTCGTTTGAGTCCAAGTGGTTTTGCAAAACCAACTGATATTTCAACTGAAATGTGTGATTTTTTGGAGATTGCACATGGAACTCAGATGAGTCGTACTGAAGTAACAAAGAAAATAAATAATTATGTTCGTTCAAATAATTTGAAGGATCCGGTGAATGGTCGTATTATTCGTCCTGATGCTACATTGAAGAAGCTTTTACGTGTAAAGGATGGGGATGAGGTTACATTTTTTCATATGCAAAGGCTTTTGAATCCTCATATTAAGCCTTTTAAACAAGCAACTGTTTAAAAATAAATATATTTTTTTTTATATAAACACTATATTGATATATTATAATATAATGTTTAAAAATAAATTAAATGATAATATAAATATAATTTATATAATTTTAAAAAGTCCAAAGGATATTAATGTGATTCGTAAATCACATAAATTTCTAAATCGTAATTTTACAAGTTATTGGTTTAATAATTTGGAATATATATATGAAATATCAAATGATAATCAATGTTTATTTAAACACGAATTAATGGATATGGATGAAACGGATAATTATACAACATTAATGTATAATGATAGCAAGCAACCAACATATATATTTCCTTGTGTTAATAAGATATCATATAAAGAAAGTTATATGATAGAGGAATTAAAAATAAATAATCGTTTATCATTATGTATAAAAGATAAATCAGTTTATTTATGTTTTAAATATTCATCAAATTGTGATATTGATAATAATATAAAAAATATAGAAGATTATATTAACAAATGCTTATAGGAATCCATTTATCAAATTCTTTAGAATAATTGCATTTAATAGATTTACTGAAATTTAAACTAGTATCTTTAAATATATTACGTAACATATGGCTATCTTTAATTGATTGTATTGATAAATATGTATTATCTTCTTTTACTTTATATACATCGGGTAAATCTGTTTTAATTACAGATTTAATATTTTCATTTTTAAAAGTAAATTCATTATTATCTTTTGTTTTAATAGATACATTTTGTATAACATTATCATCAATATTCATTAATTTGGGTTTGTATTTGAAATTGTAAGCCCAAAAGTATATTCCTCTAACAGAAAATGGAAATTCAAAACTTTGAATTTTATTTAAAGTATCAACACATAAATTATAATATGGTTTAATACGATATTTACATATATCCATTGGATTATCAGGTGTATATTCATTATCTAACATATTATTTAAGATTGTTAATCTTTCAGGTAATTGAAATTTAATTAAATGTTCACCTTTATATGCAATAATATCAGAAATTAAGAAAACCCATTTTGAATTATAACAACATACCATTTCTCCATCAATTAAAGTTCCATTAAAAATATTTTCATCAAATAATCCTTTAACAATGATAATTCTTGGTAATTGATATGTAGGATGTATTTTTTTATCAATAAAATAAATTATTTCTTTATCATCATATCTAGTAAAGTATAAAAAATAAGGATTTCCATTTGATCTAATTGTAACAACGTGTGGTGTTGCTGTAATATGAGGAACACTCTCATTTGTTAAACGAAAAAAATGTTTTTGTATAATTTTTATATTATATTTAGAATCAATTTCTTCTAATATATCACTTTTAACATCATTTGATTTAATATTATAAGCAATTCTACCACAAAATGATATAATACCTAAGTGCATTACAGTATATATAATAATAATTAATATTAATATATAATCTTTATATATTAAATCGTAATGGTTTATTTTGTATTTTACCATTTTGGCTATTACAGAATATATTATCGGTAGGTATGTCTTCTCTTGCGGGTTGATATTGCGATAATAATTCTGTAGTTGGATTTTGATTTCTTACAATATTAATATCATTTGATATTTGCGACATTCTAACATCATAAAACTTAACATTATTTGTAGGTTTAATTTTGACAGGTGTAGTATTATCTTTTTTAAAAATAGATTTAGGATCATTTTTGGGTTTATTATTAGTTTTTTCTGGTTCTACACTTTTATAAAATAATAAAACTATTGCTATTATTAATAAAAATATAATAATAACATATTCTAATTTAAGAGGTTTAGATTCTGTAATCATTTATTATAATAGGACATTCCTTTTTTAATATTAATTACCTTTATGGAATCACTAATATCTTTAGAATTATTCAAATCTTTATTATTATTTATCATCCACCAAAGTCTTTCGTGAGCATCAGAATCTGTTTCAAAAGGTTGTTTATTTAATTTATAAATTGTATTTTTTATAAAAATAACTATATAATTCATACTGTGTATATATTAATATATTATATATAATACGTTTATATATATATATATAATGACTACATCAGTTAGCGAAGATGTTTATAATGATACATTAATTGATGATTTTATGAAAAAATATACTATACTTGATAATTCAAAACAATTAATGGTTGATATCATACGAAAACCAATATATAACATTGAAGAATTACGTAAAAGACAGAATTTACTTAATATGCCTGATATAACAATACAATTAAATCATTTAAAGAATTTAGAGGAAGATGTTTTATATTTTATTAATTTAAATTGTAAAGATGTTAATTCTGATAATGAATTTTTAAGTGCTTTATTTCCTAATAATTGGTATAGTTTTCCAATTAATTTAACATATCCAACATTGGAGTTATTTCATTTATATAAAGTATATTCGGTTCCTTTAATGCAATTTATATCACCTGTGAGTATAATATTAGGTCCATATTATTATATTAAACAAGTTTTAAAAATTGATTTTTCATTATTTAAATATGTTAGTATATTATGGAAATCTTTAAAAGCTATAATGTCTGCATCATATTCGGATATTAAATATTCTTTAGTAAAATGGATTACGATATTAATTTATTTTTCATTATATATATTTGGATTATGGCAAATGGTAGATTATTCATATTATTTACATAAATTACGTAATGATCTTTCAACTAAAATATCTAATGTTAAATCTTTTATTACTATTTGTTCTAAATTATTTGAAAATATACCTGATGAATATTGGAAATTAAATGATATATATTATGATAAATCTTTCATTATTAATGGTGATCTTACAGATGTTTATAGTTTTTGGACAAATACTTCTAATTATAGATTACGAATGAAACAAATAATGGAATGTATTAATTATATGGATATTGCAAATGTAATATCTAAATTATATCATAATGATAATTGGTGTAAAGTTGATTATAATTCTACTAGTAATACAAAAATTGTTGGTATGCGATCACCATTATTAAATGAAGATCAAGTATGTAATCCAGCTTATTTAAAGAATCATTTAATAATAACAGGACCAAATGCGGGTGGAAAAACTACTTATGTTAAAAATATTGTTTTAAATATTATTTTATCACAAACAATTGGTATTGCTATGGCTAATAAGATGGTAACAAATACATACCATATAATTCAAACATTTATGAGAGTATCAGATGAAGTAGGAACGAGATCTTATTTTGAGACTGAGGTAAAATATTGTTATGATTTATTAGATAAAGCAAAAAAGAATAAAGATCAAAATATATTATTTGTAATGGATGAACCGATGCATTCAACGCCACCTATTGAAGGACAATCTACAGCATATGCAGTATGTGAATATATTAATAACAATTTTAAAAATGCTAAATTAATAGTGACAACTCATTATCATTCTTTAATAGATTTAGGTTATACTTATAAAAATAATTTTACTAATTTATCAATGGAAGCAATAGAAGAAAGCGAATATAATTTTAAATTTCCATATAGAATAAAAAATAAAGAGTCTAAACAATGTATAGCATTAGAGTTATTAGGACGTGAAATGTTTCCAGAAGAATTAATCAAGAGTGCGATTAAAATGAAAAATAGATTATCTAATGTTGATGATAAATGATATCATTAAGTAGCATTCTTAATCGATTAGATCTAGTTTTTTATATTATTGTATTTGCCATTATTTATGTTGCTATAATATATTTATGGAAAAAAATAGCACAACTTGAGAGTTCTTTTTATAAATTAGAAACAACATTTGCAACACAATTATTATATAAAAATAAAGAAAATACAGCAAATAATTTTGCAGAAGATATGTTTATGAAAGTTTTTGATAATAAACAACAACAGTCTGAATCTATTCAAGTTGTTGAAGAACAACCTATTGATATTATTGAAAATACTATTCAAGAACATACAGATACTACTGAACCTATTATAACCGAAATTAATGATATATTAACACCTTCAGTAGATGATAATGTATTTACTAAATCTAAATTAGCTAAAATGTCTGTTGAACAATTAAAAGAACATTGCGGTAATTTTGGTATTTCGGTTGAAGGAAATAAACCAGAGTTAATTAATAAGCTTTTAGCTCATCAAAAATAGATCGTATATATTGTATATCGATTAATGGTAAATAAGGAACATATTCCCATTCGTGTTTTTTAAGATATTTAATTAATTTAAAATCTGCAACAAACATATATTCTAATCCAAATGTTGGATCTAACATATATTTATGTAGATCTTTCGGTAAAACATTAATACTTGTTTTAGGTATAACAATTAATAATTGTTCTCTTGAATTAATAAAAGTATTATCATAATTTGGTTTATATACATATGTAGATAAATAATTTGCAATATCTGATATAGTTGGGCAACCTAAATAAGGATAATACCAACTATGATCTATTTTATTTATATTTTTATTATAATAATTATATGTCCAAAATATACCATCAATATAATATTTACACGCTTCTGATATATTTTCAATATAAACTTCGTTTTTATAATAATTCTTTCTCCAATTTTTCGGTTCATTTATCATAAATTTATCTTCATAATAAATAAGATTCTTAAATATTAATTGTAAATCTGTTTTATTAATATTTATCGGATCATCTTTTGATATTAAACACGTATTTTTACTTACAGATTTTAATGTATTTATACCATTATTTGATATTTTAAGACTAATAGGGTGTGGTATAAAATCATTTCCCATTATAGATAACATTACACAATAAGATTTAATAATATCTGCATTTTTATGAAAAATATATGACCATTCTAATTCAATATATTCTTTAATTTTTTTTATACTAATATAACTTATTGTATTATTATTTTGTTCTCGCATTAAATAAATATTATCAGATTTATTGCTCATTAGTGATAATAATATAAGATCAGCATCTAAACCGTGAATTAAATATATATTATTTGGTTCAGGATCATAATGGATATAATCCATTATTTTATGTTCACCTTCACCATTATTATACATTGTATCAATATTAACACATCGTGTTTTAATATATTTATTTAAATTATCCATAAATGGTGTTCCACAAGTTATAGCATTTGTATCCCAATTATAATTATTTGTAGATATATATCTACGTTTTCTTTGTTGATTTATTTTAGCTAAAGGTGCAACACCATCAATATTAATTATATATTTTGTTGGTTTAATTATTTCTACCAAATCTAATGTTTTTTTCCATAATAAATGAAAGAATTCATTTTCTGTTTTACCTTTACATATAGTTTCGTGAGCAATTGGATGTATTAGTCCATTATAGTCAAAAAATAAAATATTAACATTTTTTGGATTCTGAATAATATCAGGATATTTCTTAATTAAATCAGAATAATAAAAAGGAATCCCCATAAATTATTTTCTTAACAATCTTTTATATCTTTTTTTCTCATAATTATTTAAACATATAAGATGGAAATTACCAAAAATATTTCTAAACTACTCACTGGAACCCCTCAATCGCAATATGCGGCAATTGCGATATTAATTGCTATGATCGCTATAATATTATCAGTACTTTTTAATGAAAATGATTTTTCTTTAAGTGAAAGATTTATGTTAATTGGAAGTGTTATTTTATTTAGTATTCCTTCCATTATTTTAGGTTTATTTGATCTTACTTGTGTTGCTGGTAAAACAATGGAAAATAGTTTATGTTGGTGGTGGGGTTGGGTTATTGCTGCTATAATTATCATTATTTGTGTAATTGTTGTATTTTCTTCCATTTCATCAATGTTAACTTATAATGTTGCTACTACAAAATCTACTAAACCTGTTATTAATGAAGTTGAATCAAATAAAATTGCGAAAAATTTAGTAAATAAAGATGCTACAGAGGTAGTTAAACCCAAAGTTGAAATGCCGACTGAAAGTGATATGACAATGCAAAAGGATATTCAAGGTATGAATCAAGGTATGAATCAAGGTATGGATCAAGGTATGAATCAAATGGGAGGTATGA